ATTCTGATGATGATATATCAGCTGATAGATTAAAAAATGCAGCTGCTACAAAAAAGCTAGCTATATTTGATGCTTTTGAAATACTTAATCGTATTAAAGAAGAAGAAGATATGTTAAACGACAAACCAAAAGAAGAAAAGAAAAAAGAAGCTTTTGGCGGTTTTGCAGAAAGAAGATCTAAATAATGTACGAGCAAACTTTATATAAAGTAATTGACCATATAAAACCTCATGTAATAAAAAGATTAAATAAATCTAAAAAATGGGAGTATGGATATAATAAAGAATATGATGTTGTTGTTATATCTAAAACTGGTCAAATAGGTGATGTTTATGAAATACAAAATTTAAAAATAGCATTACCAAAAGAAAAAGATGTTAATAAAGATTACAACAAGTGGCAAGTACACGAGTATCCCAAGGCATTAAAAAAGATTAAAACAATATTTGACTGGAAACAATATCCAGATGATTTTAAAGAAAAATGGTATGCGTATATTGATAGAGAATTTGCTAGGCGTCACGAAGGCTATTGGTTCACTAATAAAGGTAAAGCTACTTATATTACTGGTACTCATTACATGTACCTGCAGTGGTCCAAGATTGATGTTGGGCAAGCAGATTTTAGGGAAGCAAACAGATTATTCTTTATATTCTGGGAAGCTTGTAAAGCAGATAAACGTTGCTACGGAATGTGTTACCTCAAAAACAGACGGTCTGGTTTTTCATTCATGGCATCAGGCGAAACTGTCAACCTTGCCACTATCTCTAGTGATGCTAGATACGGTGTCTTATCAAAGTCTGGGGCTGATGCGAAAAAAATGTTTACCGATAAAATCGTACCAATTTCCGTCAACTATCCTTTTTTCTTCAAACCGATTCAAGACGGTATGGATCGACCAAAAACAGAGCTTGCATACAGAGTTCCAGCTAGTAGATTTACAAGACGTAAACTAGATAATAACGAACAATTAGAAGAATTAGAAGGATTAGATACAACTATTGACTGGAAAAATACTGGAGACAACAGTTATGATGGTGAAAAATTAAAACTACTTGTGCATGATGAATCTGGTAAGTGGGAAAAACCTGACAATATATTAAACAACTGGAGGGTTACAAAAACTTGTTTACGATTAGGTTCTAGAATTATAGGTAAGTGTATGATGGGTTCAACATCAAATGCTTTGGATAAAGGAGGTAGAAATTATAAAAAATTATATGATGACTCAGACGTTACCAGAAGAAACCGCAATGGGCAGACTAGCTCGGGATTATATAGCTTGTTCATACCTATGGAGTGGAATTACGAAGGATACATCGATTCTTATGGCTTACCTGTCTTTGAGACACCGCAAAAACCTAAAGAAGGGCCAGATGGTTTCCCCATTGAAATCGGTGTTATCGAACACTGGGAAAATGAAGTAGATGGCCTTAAGAATGATCCTGATGCACTCAATGAATTATATAGACAGTTTCCACGTACAGAGAAACATGCTTTCAGAGATGAAACAAAACAATCTTTGTTTAATCTTACAAAAATATACGAACAAATAGATTATAATGAAGATTTAAAACACTCTACTATTGTAACACAGGGTAATTTTCAGTGGGTAGATGGGATTAAAGATACAAGCGTTATGTTTGTTCCAAGTAAACAAGGTAGGTTTTTTGTTTCATGGGTTCCTAACGAAAGCCAACAAAATAAAATTATTATTAAAAATGGTATAAAATATCCTGCAAATGAACACATGGGTGCTTTTGGTTGTGACTCATATGATATATCAGGAACAGTAGACGGTAGAGGATCTAAAGGATCACTTCATGGATTAACAAAGTTTACAATGGATGATTGTCCACCTAATTTATTCTTTTTAGAATATATATCAAGACCACAAACCGCAGAAATATTTTTTGAAGATGTTCTTATGGCTTGTGTTTTTTATGGTATGCCACTTCTTGCTGAAAACAACAAACCAAGGTTGTTATATCATTTTAAAAGAAGAGGTTATAGAGGCTATTCTATGAACAGGCCTGATAAAACAATGTATAAATTATCTGTTGCTGAAAAAGAAATAGGTGGTATACCTAATTCAAGTGAAGATGTTAAGCAAGCTCACGCAGCCGCTATTGAAGCTTATATAGAAATGTTTGTTGGTTATAACAATGAGCAATATGGGACAATGTACTTTCAAAGAACATTAGAAGATTGGGCGGCGTTTGATATAAATAATAGAACAAAACACGATGCAACTATAAGCTCTGGTTTAGCTATCATGGCTTGTAATAAAAACAAATATAGACCCATACCTGAAACTGTAAGACAACCTGTTAATTTAAGTTTTGCAAAATATAATAACAAAGGTAGAGAATCAAAAATAATTAATTAGATGAAATTAAACACTGGTATTAATAGTGCGTTTCCTGATCAGATGGTATCTGAAGAGGAAAAGAGAAGTTTAGAATATGGGTTATTAGTAGGACAAGCTATTGAATATGAATGGTTTAGAGGTGGTAGAGTTAATGGTAGCAGATGGAATACAGGTTACCAAAATTTTCATAATCTTAGATTATATGCTAGAGGAGAGCAAAATGTACAAAAATATAAAGATGAATTATCTATAAATGGTGATTTATCTTATTTAAATTTAGACTGGAAGCCAGTACCTATTATACCTAAATTTGTAGATATAGTAGTAAATGGTATTGCATCTAAAAATTATGATATAAAAGCTTTTTCACAAGATCCTTTTGCTTTAAAACAAAGAACTCAATATGCAACTAACATAGTTAGAGATATGTACTCTCAAGATTTGTTAGAAACAGCAAAGCAAAATACTGGTCAAGACTTTTCACAATCAAATATTCCAGCTGTAGATCTTCCAAGAACTAAAGAAGAATTAGAATTGCATATGCAATTAAGCTATAAACAAAGTATAGAAATAGCTGAAGAAGAAGTTATAAACAATGTTTTAGCTAATAATAAATATCATTTAACTAAAAAAAGAGTTATTGAAGATATTACAACAATAGGTATAGGATCTGTAAAAACAAATTTTACTAAATCTAATGGTGTTTTAGTAGAGTATGTTGATCCTGCTAATTTAGTATATTCTTATACTAATGATCCTAATTTTGAAGACACATATTATGTAGGTGAAATAAAGTCAATGACTTTAGCTGAAATTAAAAAAAGGTTTCCATATTTAACTGATCAAGAGTTAGAAAAAATGGTTAAATATCCAGGTAGAGATGGTTATATAGCTAATCCTAATTACGATAATGATTTAGTTCAAATATTATTTTTTGAATATAAAACATTTATTGATCAAGTTTTTAAAATAAAACAAACTGATACCGGTTTAGAAAAAACTTTAGAAAAACCAGATACTTTTAACCCTCCACCTAGCGATAACTTTAATAGAGTTTCAAGATCTATAGAGGTTTTATTTAGTGGAGCTAAAGTAATGGGTGTACCTCAAATGTTAGAGTGGAAATTAGCTGAAAATATGACAAGGCCAGTTTCTGACACAACAAAAGTTAACATGAACTATACTATATGTGCACCTAATTTATATCAAGGCCGTATAGAATCTCTTGTAAGTAGAATAACTGGTTTTGCAGATATGATACAATTAACATCGTTAAAATTACAACAAGTAATTCAACGTATGGTTCCAGATGGTGTTTTTGTAGATGTAGATGGTTTAGCAGAGGTGGATTTAGGTAATGGAACTAATTACAATCCACAAGAGGCTTTAAATATGTACTTTCAAACTGGTAGTATAGTTGGAAGAAGTTTAACACAAGATGGTGATCCTAATAGAGGTAAGGTACCTATACAAGAATTACAAACCTCTAGTGCAAACGGAAAAATAGCATCACTTGTAAATACATATCAGTATTATTTACAAATGATAAGAGACGTAACAGGTCTTAATGAAGCACGAGACGGCAGTTTACCAGACAAAGACGCTTTAGTCGGATTGCAAAAAATGGCTGCCAATGCTTCTAATATAGCTACAAAACATATTTTAGATGCTAGTTTATATTTAACTTTAAGAGCTTGTGAAAATGTTTCATTAAGAATAGCGGATGCTTTAATGTTTCCATTAACAGCCAACTCTTTAAAAGAAAGTATATCTGTTTTTAATGTTCAAACATTAAAAGAAATAGATTCTTTAAATCTTCATGATTTTGGTATATTTTTAGAACTAGAACCTGATGATGAAGAAAAAGCACAGTTAGAACAAAATATTCAAATAGCATTACAAAATCAAGGTATTGATTTGGAAGATGCTATAGATATTAGACAAATAAAAAATCTTAAGTTAGCAAATCAAATGCTTAAGCTTAAAAGAAAGCAAAAGCAAGAAAGAGATCAAGCTAATCAACAACAAATGATTCAAGCTCAAGCACAGGCTAATATGCAACAGTCTGAACAAGCGGCTATGAATGAAGTTGAAAAACAGCAAGCTTTAGCACAAACTGAAATACAAATTGAACAAGCTAAATCTCAATTTGAAATACAAAGAATGGAGCAAGAAGCATTAATTAAAAAACAATTAATGGCTGAAGAGTTTAATTATCAGTTACAATTAGCTCAAGCTAAAGTAAGTACTGATAGAAAAAAAGAACAATTTATAGAAGATCGTAAAGATAAAAGAACTAAAATACAAGCAACGCAACAATCAAAAATGATTGAGCAACGTCAAAACGACTTGTTACCTACAGATTTTGAATCAGCAGGTATGGATAATTTAGGCGGATTTGGTTTAGAGCAGTTTGAACCGCAATAAACTATTTATTAATTTTTATTATTATATTATATTATGTCAGAACAAGTAAAAGAAGAAGGCTCTTTTAAAATAAAAAAGAAGCCTAAACAATTGGTAAAAGACGATATTATTAAAGTCGATTTATCAAAAAAAGAAGAACCTAAAAAAGAAACAGATGCCATTCAAGTCGGAGAAACAAAGAAGGTGGTTGTGGAAGAACAAACCGGAAATAGCCCTAAAGTGGACGAACAAGTATCAGAGTCCAGCCCGATTTCTGAAGTTAAAGAAGAAGTAAAACCTGTAGAGCAGGTTGTTGAAGAAGAAATAGTAGAATTAGGGGAAAAAATTGAAGAAAAAGTTATTGCTCCTACGCCTGAAGAGGCAAGAGAAGTAGCTAAACTACCTGAGAACATCGAAAAAGTCGTAGACTTTATGAAAGAAACAGGTGGAACATTAGAAGATTACGTTAGATTAAACGCTGACTATACTAATGTAGACAACGATACTCTATTAAGAGAGTATTACAAACAAGCCAAATCACACTTAGATTCAAGCGAGATTAACTTTATGATTGAAGATAATTTTTCTTTTGATGAAGAAGTGGACGAGGAACGTGAGATTCGTAAAAAGAAACTTGCGTATAAAGAAGAGGTTGCTAAAGCCAGAAAGCATTTAGATGGTTTAAAAAGTCAATATTACGAGGAAATCAAGTTGAGACCTGGTACGACACAAGACCAACAAAAAGCTATGGACTTTTTCAATCGCTATAATGAAGAGCAAAACACAGCTCAACAACAACATGAGGATTTTAAATCTAATACTAAAGATTATTTCACTAATGATTTCAAAGGTTTTGACATCAGTGTTGGTGAAAAGAAATTTAGATACGGTGTTAAAAACCCTAGTGAAGTTGCAACTAAACAATCGAATATTACAAACACAATTAAGAAGTTCTTAGATGATAAAGGTAATGTAAAGGATGTTAAAGGTTATCACAAAGCTATGTATGCCGCTGAAAACGTTGACAAAATAGCACAACATTTTTATGAGCAAGGTAAATCCGATGCTACTAAAGATCTTGTTGCTAAGTCTAAAAACATATCCGAGGATGTTAGGCCCGCGCCTACCGGAGACGTATTTGTTGGTGGATTAAAAGTTAAAGCTATAAGCGGTCTTGATTCTTCAAAACTGAAGATAAAAACAAGAAAATTTAACTAAAAACAAAATTAATTATTATGGGACAAATTTCTCCTGTGTTTGGAAGCATTGTGCCTTCTCAACAACAATTAGCTTTGCAAAACAATTATCTAGCATTTAATGCTGGAGCTAATGACTTTGCTCAGCAATACCTACCAGAAGTTTATGAAGCTGAGGTAGAAAGATATGGAAACAGAACTTTAAACGGTTTCCTTAGAATGGTTGGCGCTGAAATGCCAATGACATCTGATCAAGTAATTTGGTCAGAACAAAATAGATTACATGTATCTTACAACAATGTAGCTCAAACTGGTGGTGCAGGTGTTGCACAACTAGAGTTTGCTTTAGCTGGTGGTGTACAAAATGCTATTTTTCCAAATGATACTATCGTAGTATTAAACCCTGCTACAGGTGTTACACTTAAAGGTGTGGTAAAAACAAGTTTACCAGGTGGTTTAGGACAGCAAGTTATTGCTTACCCTTTTACTGCTGCTAACTGGGATGCTTTAGGAGTTGGAGCTACAAACCTTAAAATGTTTGTATACGGTTCTATCTTTGCTAAAGGATCTGCTGGACCTGTAGATAATGGACGAGCTGCTGGATCTTATAAATCTATACAGCCTTCATTTACACAATATTCTAACAATCCAATTATCATAAAAGATTCATTCCAAATTAATGGTTCTGATATGGCTCAAATCGGATGGGTAGAAGTTGCTACAGAAGATGGTACATCAGGATACTTATGGTATTTAAAGTCTGAGTCTGAAACAAGATTACGTTTTGACGATTACTTAGAAATGGCAATGGTTGAAGGTGAATTAGCTACTGGAGCTGGTGGACAAAGTTTTGCTGCTCAAGCTGCTGCTAATATCGAAGGATTTGGAGGCGGTATCAACGCTTATGGATCTCAAGGTCTTTTCTCTGCTATTCAAGCAAGAGGTAATGTAATGTCTGGCTTCTCAGCTGGAACAGGACTATCTGACTTTGATCAAGTACTTAAAAACCTTGATACTCAAGGAGCTATCGAAGAAAACATGCTTTTCTTAAATAGAGGTCTTGATTTAGATTTTGATGACATGCTGGGACAAATTTCTGGTGGTACTGTAGGTGGAACTGCTTACGGACTATTTGAAAACTCTGAAGACATGGCGCTTAATTTAGGTTTCTCTGGTTTTAGAAGAGGTTCTTATGACTTCTATAAAACTAGCTGGAAATACTTAAACGATGCTTCTACAAGAGGTGGAGTTGCAGTAAGTGGAATAGAAGGTGTATTAATACCTGCTGGAACATCAACTGTGTATGACCAACAATTAGGTACTAACATAAGAAGACCATTCTTACACGTTAGATATAGAGCTTCACAAACAGAAGACAGAAGATACAAAAACTGGATCACAGGATCTGCTGGTGGTGCTTACACTACTAACTTAGATGCTATGCAAGTTAACTGGTTATCTGAAAGATGTTTGGTTACTCAAGCTGCGAATAATTTCGTATTATTCCAAAACTAAGATTGCTTTAAAGAGTTAGGCGCTTCGGCGCCTAGCCCTTTATTTTTATTAATTATATTATATTATATCATGTCAAAAACAAAACAAACAATAGCCCCTAAATGGGAGATTAAAGATAGAAGATATTTTCTATTACACGATAAAGAACCGTTAACATATACTTTAAATTCTAAAAACTCAAGCAGACATTCATTATTATGGTTTGATGAAGAAACAGGGGAGCAAAAAGAATTAAGATATGCCACGAATCAAAACTCACCTTTTGTACAAGATCAAAAAGGAGAGGTAACACTAGGACACATAATATTTGAAGATGGTGTTTTAGCTGTACCAAAACAAAAACAAAATTTACAAAAACTACTATCATTATACCACCCTAAAAAAGGTATTATATATTCTGAATGGGAAGCTGAAGTAGTTGCTGAAGATGAACTTGACAATATTAATGTTGAGTTAGATGCAATGATTGCAGCTAAAGAAATGGATATAGATCACGCTGAAGCGGTGCTAAGAGTTGAATTAGGTTCTAAAGTTTCTACATTAAGCTCTAAAGAGTTAAGAAGAGATTTATTACTTATGGCAAGAAAAAATCCAAGTGCTTTTTTAGCTATAGCTTCTGATGAAAATGTAGGTTTAAGAAATATAGGTATTAGAGCTGTAGAACAAAATATAATTAAAATAGCTCAAGACCAAAGAACATTCCATTGGGGATCTAATGATAGAAAATTAATGACCGTACCTTTTGATGAAAACCCATACTCAGCGTTAGCCGCATGGTTTAAAACAGATGAGGGTGTTGAGGTTTTTAAAACAATCAAGAAAAAGTTACAATAATATGTGACTATAATTATAGTGAAGGGTCACTTTGGTGGCCCTAATCACTATTAACTAAAATATTAAAATGGCAATAAACGTAAATACTGTATACCAAACCGTTTTATTAATACTAAATAAAGAACAGAGAGGTTATATGACGCCTGTTGAGTTTAATAAAACAGGTGCTCAAGCTCAATTAGAAATATTTGAAACGTATTTCGATAGTTTAAATCAGCAGATACGTATTCCACAAACAGACACAGATTATGCAGATAGAGTAGCTAATCTTGATGAAAAAATATCTATATTTAAAGAATTTGGAAACGCTGCGTCAATATCTTCAAGTAACGTTTTTAATTTACCACAACAATTTTCTGGTTCAGGACCAATAGCAACAACTACTTTACCGGCTATAACCACTTCAGGAACAACTTCAAATAATAATAACGCTGTCAACAATAGTGTAACTATGGTATTAGCTGCGCCTAATAATAACATACAGATAGGTATGTGTATAACGGCTGGAACAGGAGTTGTAGGTACACCAAGAATAACAAACAGATCAGAATCAGGAGGCGCTGGTACAGGTTTTAATACTTTTACATTAAGTGCCGCTCAAACGATTGGGCAAAACGCAGTATTAACTTATTCTGCTTTTTCAGACAGTAGTAATTCAAAATATGAAATACAAACGGCTACCGCTGATCAAGTGGCTAATGGCGTTGTAGAGGTATTTGCTAATGGTATATTGCTTCCTGAAACTTCTTACGACATATCTGGTACAACAATAAATTTCTTTTCACAACCAACAGCTGGTCAAACATTAGTTGTAAATGTTTACCCAAAAGAATTTTATAGATTAGGAGATTTGTTTTATACAGCAGGTGTTTTACCTACGCAAGAACTAGAAAGAGTTGGTACTAAAGATTTATATCATTTATTATCATCTAATTTAACCTCTCCAACAACTACTTATCCTATATATACATATAAAAACAATAAAATTACTGTATACCCAAACTCTATAACGAGTGGTATTACATTGTCCTATATAAGAAAACCAATAGCTCCTATATGGAATTTTACAACTGGTTTAAACAATCAATACATTTTTAATTCTTCAACTTCATTTAATTTTGAATTACATCCCGCAGAGCAAACAGAATTAATATTAAAAATATTATTATATGCTGGTGTTGTAATTAGAAGCCCTGAAATAGTACAAGTAGCTGCTCAACAAGTTGCACAAGAAAATATTAATCAACAAAGATAATAAATTATGCCAATACCTGACGGCGGTTTAATAACCGAAACTAATAGACAATATTACGCTGGAGCACAGCAGTTTACATCTGATGGCAACGCTAATCAAACTTTTATAAGTACTTTTAATACTGATCTAGTTGTTGGTTCTGGTAATTACTCTGATCCAGGAACTAATGGTTATAATTTAAATAATTTTAAAATATTTACTAGTCCAGACGCAAATATATGGACAGAATTAACACCAGTTTCAACCGATACAGATGCATTATCAAGTGGTGCTAGTGCGGCTGGTCAAGCTAATTTAACTATAGTTGCTAACGCAAACGCTTTAGGTGGTGATATATTTGCTGTTATAAATAAAACAACTGGTTTTAACTATGGAACTATAGTTTCAAAAACAAGCAACGCTGGTGTTGACACTTTAGTGATGAGCAAAGTTTTGCCAGCTGGTGGTGTGCCTACTAATACACAGTTAAGCATAAGAAGAGTTACTGTTTGGACCATGTCTAGTCCAAATGTAGTTACCGTACCCGAAGCTTTAACAGTTAACACTTATTTAAAAATTCAATTAAACGAAGACACGCTAAACAACACACACGGTGATTATGAATACACTAGATTAAACGATGTAATTGATAATTTCTTAATAGCGTACGTTGGAGCTGGTAAACTTATAACAAGTGTTAAAAGAACAGATGTAATATTTCATGCAAGACGAGGTTTACAAGAGTTTAGTTATGATACATTAAAAAGTGTTAAATCCTCTGAATTAACAGTACCTTCTTCTTTAAGTTTAATTATACCTCAAGACTATGTTAATTATGTTAAATTATCTTGGTTTGATGAATTAGGTGTATTACACCCCATATATCCAACTAATAATTTAAATCAAAGTCCTTATTATACTTTTTCTCAAGACGATGAAGGTAATCCAATACAAGATAGTAATGATACTAATACAGAGGTAACCTCTGAATCTAATGCCACTTGGAATAAAGCAAATCCTAGATATATTAGTGGTGGATTTAAAAATGATTTAAATAATGCTAACGTTTTGGATAGAAGTGTTTACGATGGGTTTTTAGGTCAAAGATATGGATTAGAACCACAGACTAGTCAAAAAAATGGTTGGTTTAAAATAGATGAAAGAAAAGGTACATTTAATTTTACTAGTAATTTAGCGAATAAACTAATACTGTTACAATATATTTCTGATGGTAATGCTTACGATTTAGATGCTAGAATACCTAAACTAGCTGAAGAAGCTTTATACGCTTATATAATACATGCTATTTTATCCGTTAGCTCTGGTGTTCAAGAGTATGTGGTAAGAAGATTTAAACAAGAAAGAAGCGCTAAATTAAGAAATGCTAAAATAAGATTATCTAACCTTAAGCTTGATCAAGTGATTCAAGTTATGAGAGGTAAATCTAAATGGATTAAATAACAAACATGGCTGAAATTAAAAATAGTTTTCTAAGATCCAAGATGAATAAAGACTTGGATGATAGATTAATACCTAATGGTGAATATAGAGATGCGCAGAACATATCTGTAGGTAAATCTGAAGCTGATGATATAGGTGCTTTAGAAACTGTTTTAGGAAATACTTTAGTTAATAATTTTGGTTTAAATGGTTTTGAAGTAATAGGTTATAAAAGTATTAGCAATAAAAATAAGATTATTGTTTTTTTAACTAACAATACTAATCATTATATATACAGTTATACGCCTAATACTACACCTTTACTTTTAGTAACTGGATCGTTTTTAAATTTTTCAACATCTAATCCTATAACAGGAGTCAGCGTTATAGAAACCCTTTTGTTTTGGACTGATAATAGAAATCAACCTAGAAAAATAAACTTAGATTTAGCGGCTAATGGCTCTTATTATACTGAAGAAAATCATATATCTGTAGCTAAATATAACCCATATAAATCTATAGGTTTATTACAAAAAGTTGTAACCCCAACAACAACTAATTCTTCAACCGCCACGTTGCTTATAGCTAACACTACAGGTATTTATAAAGGTATGCTAGCTGTTCAATATAATAATGCTAATTTTGGTGCTGAAGATTATTTTTATGTTACAGCTGTAAACAACAACACTTCTGTAGTCTTAAATGCTGCGCCTGCCACAGTTAATGCTGGTGACATTACTTTTTTAGCAACAACAATGACTGGTGAAAATATTACATTTGATTTTAACCAAGGCGATGACTGGCCAGGTGATCCAGATTATTTAGAAAGTAAATTTGTTAGATTAAGTTATAGATTTGAGTTTGATGACGGTGAATATTCTTTAATGGCGCCTTTTACTCAAATATGCTTCATACCTAAACAAAAAGGTTATTTTTTAGGTAGCGGAGAAACAAGCAGTGGCGCGGGTGATCAAACACCTGAAGATGAAAACAAAGCTTATAGAAGTACTATATTAGAATTTATGGAAAATGGAGTTCAAAACATAGATTTATTAATTCCTTTTCCAGATGTTTTAAGCAATTGCCAACCAGGTAACAATGCTTCTTATAAAATAAAATCTATAGATATACTTTACAAAGAGTCTAATCAAACTGTAGTTAAAGTAATTGACTCGATAGATTACAACGAGCCGTTTTTAAATAATAGTGCTGATACATGGACTTCTGTAAACAACAGCAATATTTTAACATACAACTATCAATCAAGAAAACCTTTTAGAACGTTACCAACAAATCAAACAATCAGAGTTTATGACAAAGTTCCTGTTAAAGCTTTGGCTCAAGAAACAGCTGGAAATAGAATTATATATGGTAATTTTAAAGATAAATATACATCTCCAGAATTTTTAGATTATATAGTAGGTGTTGGTCCAAAATCTTTAGCTAACAATTATGATAACTGGGTGGAATACCCTAATCATTCCGTTAAACAAAATAGAAACTATCAAGTTGGTTTTGTATTAGCAGATAAATTTGGAAGACAGTCGGATGTTATATTGTCTGGAATAAAATTAACCGCTACAACTGCTGGCGATGGAACAGTTTATGGTGGTGATACAATATACAATGCTTTTAATTCAACAACAAGTGATTTAAATAATTGGTTTGGAGATGCTTTAAAAATAGATATAAAAACACCTATTACAGTAACTGAAGACAATACACTTGGAACGCCTGGTTTGTATGCAAATACAGGCACGGGT